ACCATTCCAAATAGCCACAGCTGAATTCTTAATGAAGTTCCATGCCGCAATCAGGTATACCTTGATCTTATCCCAATTCAAATAAATCAGGATAGCTAATGCCAGTATCGCCGCCGCAATCGCCACAAATGGATTGGCCAGCATAACTATTGTCAAAAGCCTAAAGGCAAACATTGCCAGACCAATGCCTACCCGCAATAAATTGAATGCAGTAACAGCAAAGCCGACAATTCCAACAATGCCACTGATCGCAGCTCCCACCACTGCAAACGCAACACCGATCCCCAAAAGGATACCTAACAACGGACCCAGAACAGGGGCAAAAGTAGAAAGTATTTCAGCCACCACACGAAGGACTGGCCCAAGAATCTGAATCGCTGTCATGAGAGTGCCGCCGAATGCCTGCGCAGCAGAAACAACAAACGGAGTAATGGCCGTAAGAATCGGCCCCAACTCGCGCAATACAGTGAGGAGCACATCACGGAAGACCTGTGACAATGTTATCACGCTCGTGGCAAAAGACTTGAGCGCCTGCTGCCCCTCAATGGACCTAAAGAATACCGCTATCTCTTCAGTCACACTGCGGATAGCCTGTAGCGCACTCCCGCCCTGTGTTTCAAACGCACCAAATATACTGCCAAAGATACTGCCAATATTCCTCAGGATATTCCACAGATCACGGAAGGCTTCAATACCACGGTCAATCCAGGCTCGCAAACTCCCGTCCGCCCTAGCTTGGGCAACAAAAGCTGCAAACCGCTCCATGAGCGGCCCGAATCCCCCAGTAAGATCATTGAGGGCTTGCATTCCAATAACCCCAACATCACGCAACGCGCGCAACAGTGGTTGAAAACCCAATGCTAATTTATCGACAATTTGGCTAGTTAGGCTGAACCCCTCAGCCATATCTCGAACAGTACTGGGATCTTTCAGGAACGCTGTGAGTTCTTTTGCAGCCCGATTGAGCGAGTCTGAAATCTGTCCCAGACCAACATTCAGGACAGGAAGATAAACATTGGCTAGGTCGCGTACCTCCGCCGCCATACCGGCGAATAGTCTTTGCTGCACTGCTTTTTGTAGCCTGGAAAACTCCGGAGCAAATTCTCGTAACGTGCGAAGGAAATCCTGGGCGGCAGGTGCCAGGTCCTTAATGGCCTCCTCAAACTCTTCTGGAGACTTGCCGATAGCCTTGAATCCTGCACCAACACCCTTGAGGCCGATAGCTAGTGTGGCGCCTGCCGCAACGAGCGCGAAGATGCCTCCCGGCAGCAACCCCACTACACCTGACAGATGCGACAGAGCATTGGCTATCCCAGCAACAAGAACAACTGCGCCATGCAATGTACCAGCAGCGGCCGACACCAGTCCAATAGCCTTAGCCAGGGCAGTGGCAATCTTTACCCCAGCTATTAAGGCGCCAACTGCAATCGCAAGTCGTGCGATAATCGTGATGGGTCTCCCTAGGCGAGTAATACCATCGCCCATCCGACGGAACCCACGACCAGCGGTATCGGCATCTACCCCAAGCTTGCCCAATATCTTGGATACTATGCCGAGCCGGGACAGCTTGTCGGCCAATGCCCCTATCAATCGAGAACTCGCCGCTAAGAGTGCAATTACTGCCGCAAGTCTAACAATATGCTTAATGACGCGAGGGAATCCGGCAATCGACTTGGGGACCGCACCCGCTGCCACAGCAAACGATCCCAGGATACCAATTCCACCACGCAGACCTAGTGCAGCTCCCCCCATGGAACTGGTGGCCCGGGAGATACCAAGGAAGATTGCCGCTGTACCAGCCAGCAATCCTACGTTCCGTGCCATACGCTCACTATTGGAAGTAAAGTCCCTGCTGAAGATACCGAAGGATCGCCCAAGTCTCTGAAAGCGTTGGACCATACCTTCGGCTTTGTCGCCAGTTGCGTCAAAATCCTGCCGAGCCTCTTTCATTCCCTTCGGGTCGTAGTCAACCTTGATCTTCCCATGTGCTGTCCCAAGATCATAATCAGCCGTCGGACTCACCTCCAACCTACGTGTTGCGCGCCTGTAGGTGGATCACAATCACATTGCAGGGTCCTTAAACCTACCCTTTGTATCTCCAGTTATGTATTTATTCAAAACCATCATACGCTTAGCTGTGGCCGATTTGGTAGTCTTAGCCTTCTCTGAAGCTTGTTCCATTTCTGCGTCAACTACACTTCCAAAAGACCAAACAGCCCTGTCAAAGTAGAACTTGACAAGAGGATCAAGCAGGCCGGCCAACTCGCTCGGACGAGTCTGCATCGACTGACTCATCCTCCAAATCTCCCACATCCTTCGTGGGCTCTTCACGAAAATTGGCAACCTTGGATACTCCCGAGAAACAAGCCTCAAAGAGGTGCATCTTGTCGCCAAGGTCAACTGTATCAGTGTAAACCTTATCTGGCATTCTTTCCTCCCAGGTAAGGTCCACCTCTTCCCCCGTCTCCTCGTCAATCCGGACCGGACGAGTGAGGGCAGGAGCCACTACAACTTCCGCAATAATCCTGTCCATCATCAGGATGAGATCGCCAAACTTCTTTGGATCCTTCATAATGCCACGCATGGTGTCTTGCTCGCGCGCAACCTCGCGTTCGGCCAGAACCTTCTTGCTTACTTGGCGATCTTTCGCCTGCTTTACCTTAGCTTTGGGATCAGTATGCTCACTGGCCAGAAGGCCAAGTGTGTCCATCTGATCAACCATACCCAACTCGACTAAATCAGTAAACTGCAACTTGCGCGCCAGACACTTCTGCCCGCTTGGGCAGGTAACTTCAAATGTAGGGTCGGCACCCCACGTAGTGGGAGTGTATGTATCGTTGTTTGCCATGGGCTCCTGGGCCTCCTAAAATTGGGTAATGCGTGGGTAATGTTTAGCTTGCGGTGGGATTGGCAGTCGGGATGAGAGTAATCGGGACTGCGGTCTCGTTGTGGACAAAATCGTAGAGCAGATCGAACGTTCCACTCAGCGGCAATGCAACGCCACTAGCAGAAGTCACGAAGAACTCTCCATCCTCAAACTCACCTTCCACATTCTCATTCACCTTGCAACGATAGAGGAAGGCGTGCACATCCCCGCCACTGTCCGAGATAGCCTGCCCCTCGCTTCGGAAGTAGGGGCGCTGATCGCTACCCCGCTTCCGCATAATCACCTTCTTGTTTGGCGTGATCCCGGACTCGATAATGGTACCGCCGGTCAGAATGGACCATCCATCCAGGTCCATACCGCCAGCTTCCAGCTCCCATTCGACCTGCGCACCCTTACCGTGGGTAGCCTTCAACGCATCGTCACCTCGCAATTCAGAGAACTCTTCGGCCTCCGAAAAGCTGAGGGTCTGCATGTTGGGAAGGTCAGTACTAGTGGCTCCCAGGGTGAAGCCTGCCGCATCGATGTACCTGGTCAGTTTCAAATCCCGCATTCCATATGGAAGCGGGGTGGTCAGACCTGCCATTTCTACCTCCTTGGATTCTTGTAACGCTTAGTCTCTATCAGGTTGCCGGTAAAACTACTGAACTTGTGAAGGACTACCACTCCATCAATCGCTCCGCAATACCGAGAATTACACTTCACCTCTACAAAACCTCCATCACAGGTGCCGTGTTTCTTACTCGGACAACGAAGCTCCATATCACTTGGCTTCGACTACCTGGAATCCGCCATCCCCTCTGATGACATCCATGGCATCCGAGTTCACGGAATCGAGCGGCAGGACATATCCATTGGTCTCATCCCAACGTACCGGACCCTGCTCATCATTCCCTGCCCCCTTCCACTCATCCGCAGTGATGTTTCGAATTGTGGCACGGCCAATGTAGTAAATGCCCGGCTCGGCATCCTCGGGAATCGCATCCACCTTGCGCGGGGAGACCCCCATCTGATCCGCGAAGTTCTGCCCCCGCGTCTCTTCGACAACCTGGGGACCCTGATTCTGCGGCGGCTCGACTTCTCGTGTCACCGGGTGATCCTTTGCCATTTCAATACCTTTCGTAGTAGTGATCGCAGTACCCCTATAGTACCTCGAACGCCATATTACAGGTTATTGTGTCATACCCTCCATCCACCAGATCCCCACTCGCTCCAGAGTACCGGACGCCAGTCAATCGTTCAGCGCCCTCCCTAACATCATAGAGCGGCAAGAGTATCGTCTTGACCCTTTTCAGTACATCCTTGAGTTCGCCAAAGTTCGTTGACTCTGCTCGCTTACGATGAGCCCAAACTGTTAGGATGACGGGGCCAAGAGCATCATACTCGCTGCGCAGCCGGACACTTTGCTCTTCCCAACGGAGAATGAGAAACAGACCATTGGCCGGCGTACCGTCAATGGAATGAGTCGGGAAAATCCTATCCCCATTGATCCCCATATCTTGTAGCTCAGGATCGGCGGCCAATCTGTTGAAAACAATTACTCGGCTCACGGCAACCTGCCAAACAATCCGTCGAGTTGCCGCATCATGTCCTCACCAATCTTGCGCACGCTGGGCAGGATGACTTGGTAGTCCCCCGAGTTGGCGACCTCAAGCCAAATGCCATAATGCATGGAGTGCGCCAGGATGATCAAGTATTGCTGTGGGGTGAAGCTGGTGAGAGTAAAAAGACCAGACCGAGCCGCACCAGTCCTATCAGTCCAAGGTGCCGTAGTCCTCATGTGAGCTTCAGCCCTCGTTGCCTGCAACCCAGCAACAGCCCTGACAGCTCTGTCTACTTCTGGCGGAAGTTGTTTCAGCCTACGATTCAATTGGCCACTATCCCATGTGAACTTCATCAATCCACCGGACGCTTCCCAATCGAATGAACCCCGGCCTTAGTCTCGTATCCATTGTAAGGAATCATTCCGGCAACCTCCCAATGCTGCCCGGAAGAATCCGCCCACCAATCACCCGGCTCGATTGTCGCATCCCATTCCCCAATAAGAACATAACTGTACTGCCGTTGCCTGCCATCTCCACTTTCTATGACGCCACTGAAGGCTTGTTCGGCAATCAACATGAATTTCTGCGGAGCCCGAGGAGTTCCATTGACCCAATCTGCAGCTCCACCTGGCTTAGGGATTTTGACCCTGGGAGTTAATGCAATGGTTACAGAATCGGTAGCAATAAACCAAGTAGTAGAATCCCGTAGAGTCTGCATTGTAATATCGTCAGATATCATAGTCAAACTCTTTTGATCTGAACGGAACGACGACCACGCCGCACAGTCGAGGCCGGGACTTCAGGGTCGGTAGTCACTTCCTCTTCAGCGGCAAGAGCGCGGTAGGTCGCCGCCATTTCCTTGGCATTTCGATGAATCGCAGAGAGTTGGCGAGAAGTCCCAGACTCCGATATGTCGATCAGGTGTGCTGTATCTGCTGCCCGCTGTGCCCACCATCGAGCAGCAATGTAATTGGCACTACGACCTGCATCTAACGCAGCATTGATCTCAACTTCGGTCCAGCCACCTGGCTCGGCATCCGGCCCAAGTAACGCCTGCACTGCCATAATCTGCTCAATATCTGCCACGGCCACTCCTTGTCAGAAAGGGGGTGAGACGGACTCGGCCCAGGCGCGAGAAACCGAGCCCGCCTCAGCTCAATACCCCCTGCCCTACAGTGCCAAAAGCAGCCTCTCCTGCAGTTCTGGCTTGTTTCCAGCAGTGGACTGCTCACGCTCCTTGAGTTCAGCGCGCAACTCGTCCACCGTGAGGGAATCCACCCACTCCTCGTCCGACATGGCGTCGACATCATTGTCGTCGGCGTCGCTGTTGTCGCTGTTGTCGGTGTTGTCGGCGTCGCTGTCGACAGCAATACCAGTCACGTGGTCTGAACGGGAGAACCGCAGTTCATTCTCATGAACCTGATTCTCCATACCACGATTGATGAGATAATGCTTGTCCATTTCCGAGAGTGGTTCGTAAAGATCAATCTCACGGCTCATAACAGGCCACCTCCACGAGTGTATCCGACGGGAGGTGCGTACACTCCCGCATTGTTGAACTGCATGATGACAGCTCCGGCGCGCTGTCGGATGCCAGAGCCGAAACCTCGTGAGTAGTAACTGTCCACGAGCGGGTAGCGCTGCTGATTGCCGGGAAGCAGCCGCAACCCTCGGTAATCTACGTTGGCGTGCTCGCGCAGGCCGACCGGATTTTGCAAGTCACCCTCGCCACCGCTACCAAGACAGAGCAAGTAGTCCAGCGGGATGTAGTCTTCCTCGATGAGAAGAGCATTCGCGTACGAACCGAACACCCGCAACCCATTCCAGGTAGCCGGAGGACGCGACCCCAAAAGGCCATCGCTGTTCGGAACGATCAACGTGGGCTCGGTTGCTGCCGGAATGAAATCGTAGTTCGCGGTCACTGTGTTGTTATTCACAGCACCGGCCCGAAACTTTCGGACCTGCTGAGCAACCGAACGGCCCATCATGAACACGAACGTAGTGCCTCGGTCAGAGCCGTACCCGTGATGGGCGATGTGCTCGATCATCTCCTCCAGGTCGCCGGAGTCTACCAGCGCCGAAGCAGAGGTGAGATAGTGCGTGTGCGTCCCGGCGAACACATTGGACTTGTAGGTCGGAGGAATGGTTCCGTCACCATTGTACAGCGCGTAGACGGAATAGTTCTGGCCCCGGATATCAGCAATCCGATTCCGGTTGTCGAACAGCGCCTCCATGACCTTGCGGAAGATCAGGCGACTATCCGCTCCAAGGATGGCCTCATGAACCGCACCAACCTGCCGTGCATCCGCATCCCGAAGGTATTTCCAGGTGTAGCGGGTTGCCAGGTCGTAATCAGTGAAGTCGTAAGCCATCTCGAAGTAGTCAAGCGTCACTCGTGCCGACTGCGGAACACCAAACTCCGAAGCCAACTCGAATTCAGTATCCCCAACCTGGGGCACTCGCTCGATCAGCTGAGTCACCGGGTAGGTCAGAATACCGACCAGCCGCGCCCGCCGTTCGTTGAAAATCGCCAGGGTAGCCTGAAACTCCGCCCACATGGCATTGAGATCAATGCCATCTGAAGTGACGGAGACCAGGTCGGCCTCGGTGTGGTAACCGCTGCGCCGCGAACCAAGGATCGCAGAGAACAATCCCAGCTCGCGCAAGTCAACGAGCGTCTTGCCGTCTCGACCCTCGATCGAAATTGGAGCCTCGATCAGCCCCATCTTGAAAAGGGGATTGGGCGTCATAGTCTTCACGTTTACCCCTGCACCCTTCCGAAACGAACCACGAGGCGAGCCGCTTCCACTGTGGAACCGACCCTATCTCCATTGATGCCAGCTGCCGGAGCCACAGCCGTGAGTGCGCCAGCAGCATTAGTGTAGTACACCGTGCCAGCGGTACGAACGATCATGGCCCCGCCATTGACCCTGTCAAATTCGGTGATCTCGCCGTCAGTCATCACGTCAATGACTTCTCCAGCTGCACGCGCTGAGCCGCGAGTTCCGTCAACGGGCTTGGACGAAGTGAGAACAAGTACGCCAAGCTGATTGGCTCCACCAATGATAATCAAACCATTGGCATTCAAGCCAACGCCAAGCACCAGGTCCGTCTGGTTGGCGGGAAAATCTGCCGCCAGACGGGCTCGAAAACTCCCCGAAATTGGGTTTACCTTGTCATACCTCGCCATCGTACCTTCTCACATTCTGGTAAGAGTTGGATATTTCTTCAACAACGCTTCCCGGTCGGATTGCTTGCCCTTGTCATCCTTCTTGTTTTTCCCGAAGGCAGCCCCGCTAGGTCTACCTTCGCCCTCTTCTTCATCCTCGTCCTTCTTCAAGAGGTACGGATGTTCCTTGGCCAGCGCATCCACTGCCTCCTTCATACCCTCGACACTACCTTCATCATCAACTGTGACGTCGGACATGTCAACCAACTTGAGGGCAGTTTCTGGATCGTGCCACTTGTGCTTGTTATGCCGCAGGAAAGCTCGCTCAATCACACTCTTCTTGTTGGACTCTGCCAACTGTGCGATCTTCGCATTCGCGGCATCCAAGTCAGCGGTAGCCTTCTCCAGGTCTGACTTATCCTTGTCCTCATGCTTCTTGAGCTCAGCTTCGGCCGCTGCCTTAGAGGTTTCAGCCTCTTTCAGCCGCTTGCGTCGCTTGGCATTCTCCCGAGACAATTCACGAATCCGCTTGTCCTTCGGGTCTAATTCGTCATCATCTTCGTCTTCGTCCGAGTCATCATCACCATAGGCTCCGCCTTTGGATCCCTTGCCCGAATCGTCATCTTCATCTTCATCTTCCCCATCCCCGTCTTCACCCTCCTTGGGCTCAGCCCCTTGGATTGGGTAGACAGGAAAACCATTGCTCAAAATGGCAATGGGGGCGATTTCAGCGATCTGGCCCAGCCAGGTTCGCCGGATACCACGGGTCATCTTTGGTACCCTCCTGGGTAATGTTGATTGACGGGCCTATCTAGGCCCTAGGCGCTAAGTCTAGCTGATGTGCCGGTCTGCTCGCTGAGCCACCCGTCATATGCCCCCAGTCGATACTGTCGCTCGAACTCATCGACCGTTACAGTGTCTGGGTACACAGTGCACAAACATTGCGGGTGCCCTTTTGGCGGAACTTCCCCCGCCGGATAGGGGCTCGCCGCGGCCAGCCGATCGCAAACGTCTGGACGTGGATGAGACTTTGATAATCTCCAGACCATGCCCGTGATCCAAGGTTTATCCGAAGCATGTTCAATAGTTACGGCATGATACGCATTGTTAATCTCAGTCCGAGCCAAACGCTTGGCTGCGTAGCTGACTCCACCCGGAGTGTCCGGGTTAATGAATCCTCGAACTGTTTTGGCTATGTCGTCGGCACTATCACCACGAGCCAACCCAGAGTTCACCGCCCGATCTACCCACCCCAGCGACAACGCCCGCGTCCGGTACACCTTCCCCGAAAGAGTCAACTTCGATCGGGTAATCCGAGCTACCACAGACTCTATATTCCGGTCCGAGGTAGCCAAAAACGAGGCACGCAGCTCGGCGCGATTCTTAGCCGGTAACGCTCTTCGTAGCAGAACGTCATCCCAATCCAGACTCTGCACAATAGCGGCAGCGGCGGCATCCCGACGTCCAGCCCGTATCAACTCGCCCATCGCCCGCCACATATTGGCAATCGTCTTGTGCAGTGCTCCTCGCGTTCCTACCAACTGAGTCCGACGAACCTTCGCCCCAATACCAGGCTTGCCCATAATCGAACGAATTTTTGTATCAACGTCCGCCTCGGCCTCCCGAAGTATCCTCTCAATTTCTGCGTCGTAACGTCGCTGCAACCCAATGTATCGAGTTAGCCACGACTTCGGCTCTCGATTCCGGGCACTCGCGTTAGATGCGGACGGGCTCGGCACCGCTCATGTCCCATTCGATGACATTATTTCCTGCCACAATCCAGTACCTAACATCCCCCGGGGCATATGTAGCATCAGTGTCCGAAGGGCTCTCAGTCCCGCAAGGATGAGAGTGGTAGATCCCAATTATATCATCCTCACGTTCCGTCCAAGCCCTGATCAGCTCCTCGCCGTCCATATTGAAATCGTCACTGGTATTATTAGCAACGTTTTTGATCGGATAAATCTCCCATCCCCTCATGATGAATCCGCAAATTTCCTCCGGTCGATCAGCCTGCGCCATTTTCGTCAATCGCTCCACTACGATCGGTGGCATTGGAGGATGACTCATGAACTGCGGTTGATCGGTGAGGTGTTTCATTCTACCTTTCCCCCGACAATTCTGTCTTCCCAAACAATCCTAGTCTTACCCCCATGCCCATTGATCCTTATCACTGACTCCATTCCCTTCGGCCAGTGTACCACAGATGCGTCCTCGCCCAGCCATGCGACTACCGCCGCTCCATTGCTAAACAGTGTTCCTTCCGCAACAACACCAGTTCCACTAATACCAGTGACGTCCTCATCCCGAATCAACCTGAAATTCAACATCAGATTGGAAACCTTCCATCCGCGCTCTTGGTATTGGCAAATGGTTTCTTGGTTTTCTTCTTTTTCTTGTTCTCCTTGAGTCGTCGGTCCTTCTTGGTCCCCTTGTTAGGCTTTCCCATGCCTGTTACTCCTAAAGTAGATTGGTATGTTGGTAGGCTTGCTGACTATTCCACCGGCTCTCCTGTCAGGAGCAAGTCCTCCCCCATCTTGATCAGCCCTAACGCCACTGACTTTCGGGCCATACCGCTTCGGAATGCCATGCCGACGAAAGTCTCGTCAGGGTCACCATCTTCGTCATAACTCAAACCCTCTACAATGACAACAAAATCTGTCATCATAGTTCCGCCAAGCATACGGTACTGATTGACGCATTCCAGGACAGCTTCCTCCAATGCAGTGTCTGCCTTTTTCTGGCCATCAGTCTTCTTCATCTCACTCGCTTTCCTGCCGTACTCCGTGTCCTGGGCTTTCGGTTAGGGGAGCGGACTGCTCGCTTAGCCCCCTTCCGTACCGCACCCTTTACATCTACCCCGCCTGTAACACCC